GACGTTCTGCGTAATCAGTCTTCTGTCATGCAAGCTGGCGCTCGCATGTTGCAGGGTCTTTCTGGAAACGTAGCCATTCCTAAGAAGTCAACAGCGGCTTCAGCAGGATGGATTGCGACCGAAGGTGGAGATTCTTCAGAATCAGAAGCTACTTTCACTCAGGTCACCATGACACCAAAGACAGTCGGTGCGTTCACTGAAGTTACTCGCCAGATGATGATGCAAGCATCACCAGACATCGAGTCTCTTATCCGTGACGACCTCACTCAAGCTCTCGCATTGGCGATTGACTTAGGTGGTCTTGCTGGTTCTGGAGCATCAGGTCAACCAACTGGTATCAGCAACACTGCTGGCATTAACTCGCCAACAGACTTTGCTGCTGCAAACCCAACTTTTGCCGAAGTTGTAGCGATGGAAACTGCTGTAGCAGAAGACAACGCTTTGGTTGGTAACTTGGCTTACATCTTGCCAGCATCAATGTATGGCGCTCTGAAGACTACTGAGAAGGCAACGAATACTGCCCAATTCGTAGTTGAGCCAGGTGGAACAATCAATGGATATCGTGCAATCGTATCTAACCAAGTCACAGCCGGTGATCTTTACTTCGGTAACTTCAGCGATCTGTTAATTGGTATGTACGGTGGCCTTGATATCTTGGTTGACCCATATACTTCATCTGCTTCTGGCACAGTGCGTGTACGCGCTCTCCAGTCAGTAGACGTAGCTGTACGCAACGCAGTGTCGTTTGCATACAACAACGACGGAGCATAATGAATAAAGGGAGGGGTTCGCCCCTCCCTTATTCTTTTGGAGAGAATGCATATGCATTACAGGGTTATTAGAGATTGCATGATCGGTGGAGCTAAGGTTAGATCCGGCGATGTTATTGCGTTAGATCAAAGAATGGCCGATCAGATGATGGCTATTGGTCGAGTGGTTCCGGAAACTGCAATGCCTAATACTTCTGATAGACAAGTCAAAGAGGTTGAAAGTCGTGAAACTAAAGGTAAGGTTGCTCCGAAAAACAAACCACGGACAAGCCGGGGACGTAGTAAGTCTTCAGGATGAGACGGCAACACTGCTGATCGCACTTGGATTAGCAGAATTGCATGGAGATGAAGTAGCTCAAGTTGAGCCTGAACCGGAAGAGATCGAAGAAGATGACAGTGGAGACGAGCCTGGAGAGGCAGGCATTTCTGAATGACTACGGCAAAGATATTGAGTTAAGCGACAAAACCATCAAAGGTATATTTGATAGCCCGCACAACCCTTTATCTGTTGGCGGGGAAATGCAGTTTTCAGTGCAGGAAACTTTCATCATGGTTGAGACATCTGATGTATCAAGTATTGCACACGGTTCAACATTAACTATTGAGGGCAGAAGCTATGTCGTCACCGATGTTCAGCCGGACGGAACTGGGATGTCTACTTTAATGCTGGAACTACAATGAGCCACGTTAGGCAGCAAATCAGAGACTACTTTGAGTCTCAATTAACAGGCTTATCAACGACTGGATCTAATGTGTACGCGACTCGCGTATACCCTATCGCTTCACCGCAACTACCTGCCCTTCTTATTTATACTCAAAGCGAAAGCATTGAAGAGCATTCATTTAGCGGGAAGAGAACTCAAAATAGAACTTTAAGCGTTATCGTTGAGGGTTATGTGCGAGGCACATCAAACTTTGATAACACGCTTGATACCATATGCAAAGAAGTTGAAGTCGCAATATTGGATGCACCGCTACTTGGCGGGCTAGCAATCAATACCGAGCTAACTTCATCTGAGGCAGACTACTCTGGAGAAAGCGAACAGCCGTTAGGCACGATTCGGCTTACTTTTGAGGTACAATATCGTACAGAAACGGGGCAACCCGAAACCGCCATTTAAGGAGGCATTCAAATGGCTACACATACCGCCGCTAATGGCGTAATTAAGGTAGGGTCAGACAGCGTAGCTGAGATTACTGGATACTCACTGGAGTATACAAGTGACACTGTAGAAGACACAGCGATTGGCGATTCTGCGCGGACCTACATTCCCACGTTAAAAAGTTTTACAGCTTCTCTTGACGCTTTCTGGGATGAGACGGATACTAACGGCCAAGGAGCCTTGACTGTTGGAACTTCTATCACGTTCTCGATCTATCCAGAAGGTGATACAACAGGTGACACGTATTACACTGGCACAGGAATTATTACTGGCCGGACAATCACATCATCCGTTGGCGAAATGATTACCGCTAGTTTTTCAGTCCAAGGTTCAGGCGATTTAACTGAAACTACTGCATAAGGTGATTTATGAGTCTTCTTGATAAGCTTAAACAGGCTGTCGAGTTTGACAACATAGAGATCGAAGTTCCTGCTTGGGAGGAGACATTCTACGTGTCTCCTCTTTCAGTGCAGGAACTCTCTAAGTTGCAAAAGCGATTTCCAGACTTTTTAACGAATGGATCAATTGAAGCAGCCGTAGAGCTAATCATGATGAAGGCTATGGACAAAAACGGCGATAAGGCGTTTAGTCTTGAGCATAAGCCATTCCTTTTGCGGCAAAGAGCAACGATTATCATGCAGTTTTATGCGGCATTGGTCGGCACTGCTTTGCAAGAGGACCACGAAAAAAACTGAGGAACGACTCGCTTAGACTGAGCTTATTTCGGCTAGCGAGTCATCTTGGCAAAACAGTATCCGAGTTAGAGCGCATCCCTTACTCGGAATTGTTAGAATGGATTGCATATTTCAGGCTAGAGGCAGAGACAAATGGCAGTAGCAACCCAAAAGATAATCATCCACGCTGATGATCAGACCGCTGCCGCCATTCAGTCTGCAATCAGGAATAGCAAAAAACTAGACGCTAAGCTACAGCAAACTGGCAACGTGATGAGAAACACTACTCGCCAGGGTCGCGCTCAAATGGCTCAGTTAGGCCACCAGGTTCAGGACGTTGCGGTTCAGTATCAAATGGGGATGAACCCATTAATGATCTTGGGTCAGCAGGGTTCTCAGGTTGCATCAGTATTTGGATCAAAGGGTCCGATGATCGGTGCTTTCATTGCTATCGCTGCCGTTATGGGGCAACAACTTCTTCCTGGCTTATTTGAGGCCGCTAAGTCACTTGAAGATTTGCAGAAGGTCAATAAAGAGTTTAAGGATTCTTTATATGAAACAGCAGATGGAGTAGAGGTTTTCAGTGAATCTCTAATCAAGATGGCTAGGAAAGATAGCGTTAGAGCTATTATTGATCTTAGAAAGCAAGTTGTAGACCTAAAGAAGAATGTCCAAGATTCAGCAAAAGCCATCGAAGATACCGGCAAGGAATTATTCTCTACTTGGGGATATGGCGTAGGAGAAAGCGTTCAAAAAATAGCCAGACAGTTCCAGAATATGGAGCAACTCGCTGGCAAGTCTTTGTCATTTGATAATGTAATTCAGGCGACTAATCGTTTCTCAGAGTTAAGGAGATTTATTGGTCAAGTCAACAAGGAGTTTGGATTTAGTAAAGAGGCTTCTGTTGATTTCAGTAGGGCTATTTTTAATCTTGTTAGTGGCAAACAAGGATCAATAGAAGAACTTGATTCTGTTTTGCGTCAAATTGCTAGTTCAATGGGGGATAAGTTAAACCCTGAAGCTGTCGAGATGATCCAAAAAATGATGGGCATCACAGAAGTCATGAAGGACAGTAACGAGAACATTTCTGTTGCACAAGCCCTTATCAAAACGCTATCCCTTGGTCATACCGATCTTGGCAAAACAGTCGATGAGACCACAGAAAGCACTAAAGAGCAGACTCAAGCATTAAAGGATCAAGCTGACTACCTTAGAAATTCCATGAATGCTATTAGCGAATACCTAAAATTTAGGGAAGGATATTTGACCCAAGATAAGGCGCTGCTAAAGCTAGAAAAAGACCTAGCGATAGCTAGAGAGCAGGAAGACCAGAGACTTATTGCCGCAATTCAGGAAAGGATTGCCGCACACAAACAAGAAGCAGAAGCTAAAAGGCTGGCCGCTCAGATGGCGGTTAGCTCAAAAATTCAGTCAGAGCAAGCGGAAAGGAACAAGTTGTTGCTTGAAGGACGGTCGGCAACGAAGAAACTTGCCGATGAGTCAGCAAGGTTAATACAGGTTATTGGCCTTGGCAGATCTATGGATCAGTGGAGTTCCGCTGAGATTGATGCTTATAAAATAGCAATTGAAAAACTTAATGAGCAACTGTTCAAGGTCAAAGAGATCACTCCTGAAGTAACCAAGGTCACCAACGAAGCAAAAGATGCTTACTTTGATGCTGCAAAATCATTGCAGTCTTTTACTGATAACTCCTTGAGAAGTATTGAGGACGGTCTTGTTGACATTGTAACTGGAACAATGTCTGCAAAAGATGCGTTCAAGAGTATGGCTAGATCAATAATCAAGGATATGATCAGGATGCAGATTCAGTCACAGTATATGCCAGCGATAAGTAATTTCTTCAGCGCAGGAGTTGGTCATGTTGCTACCGCTAACACATACGGGACAAATATTGGCTCTCAACAAACTTCAATGTTAGCCGCCCAGGATGCGGACTTTAGAGCGGGCGGCGGTCCAGTCTCAGCTGGTAGGCCATATATTGTTGGTGAGCGAGGCCCAGAACTTATGATCCCCAATAGCTCTGGAACTGTGATTCCTAATCATAATCTGAGCGGAGGGGATAACGTAACAGTCAATTTGAATATCAGCACCGGGGTTCCAGAAACAGTCAGGACGGAACTTATGTCAATGCTTCCTCAAATACAGGAAGTTGCTAAAACCGCTGTAATGAATGCTAAGGCGAGGGGGATGGGTTAAAAATGCCACAAGGACATATTACTTATCCAGTTACGCCTCCAACTCAATTAACAGATAATATTGTTTCTGTTACCGCCACTGGTTCAAGCACTGTTTCTATTAATGAAAGCCCGTTTACTTATGCTCAACAAGTTTATGAGTTTCACGGGAAAAGGTGGGAATTCACCATAACAACGGCTCCGCTTAAAGATTATAACGTTAGGTGGTCTGAAGCTTTTTTGTTGTCTTTAAACGGTCTAAGAGG